AGGGAGGAAAGTAGTTATGGGTGGCATCGAAGGCGCAATTGAGTTCGCGCTTCATGCTCACGCTGGTCAGGTTGACAAGGGCGGGGCACCGTACATCACGCACCCGCTCCGAGTCATGGCCGCAGTTGCTGGTGACGATCACGTCAAGATTGCGGCGGTTTTGCACGACGTTGTTGAGGACACTGAATCTACTGTCGGCGACATTGAGGAGAAGTTTGGTCTCAGGGTTGCGGAGTTGGTTCTGTTGCTCACTAGGGTCAAGGATGAGAGCGATGATGATTACTATGCAGGGATTCTTTCTGATCCCGAAGCGGTAGCCATCAAGCTGGCGGACTTGGCTGACAACATGGATGTGACTCGACTCAAGGTAGTTGGCCCAGCAGACGCTGAGCGACTTGAAAAGTACATTGCGCGACACGCGCTTTTATCAGGGAGAAAGTAAGATGAGAAACGAGTACGGACTTACGCCGCGACAGCAGGCGTATCTTAGAACCGAAGCGCTTGTGGGTAACTACATCAAAGCGGTCGAGGCAGACGCAATTGATGACATATTCAGCTCTCGGTTCAAAAAAGATTACTTGAAGCAACTCAAGAAGATCGCCAACAAGATGGCCCGCACAATCGGCGCAGATGAGAACTTTGTTGTATAAACAGGGAGAAAGCAATGACAACTGAAACACCATTTGCACAAAGGCGCAGAGAGGCGCACGTCATAATCCGAGCGCTGGACTCTGTTATATGGGCTGACGACTTGGATGAGCAAGCGGCAATCCGCGTGGTAAACAAGCTTTGGCACACCGGAAAGCTCGCTGGCATTATTTTGCCAGATCAAATTGTCGATTATCTGACCCGCGTACACCGCAAGCAGTATGAGCGCGGAATAGAAGAGTCGGCCGCATGATGAGCGCCGCCGAAAAGAAAGTTTTCTACAACCGCGTGCGGCGCACCTGCAAATTGCACGACATCGATATCGTGTACGAGGGCGTGCCGAAAGCCTACCGCTCAGTCTGCTTGGTCAAGGACGGCTATACGATGTTCGCAGATCGCGCCCCAGATTGGCGACCGCTTAACATCGACTGGAAGCGACTTCACGAAGAGATGACCGACTACGGATTCACGGGCGGCATCAAGTGATCGTCAGGCCAGTCTACGGCCAAGTCAATCGAATCTATGGATATATTCGGCAGTCGTATTCTGAGGAATCGTCTGCCGATCTTTGTATTGAGCGGCAGAAAAAACTGATTACACAATTTTGTGCAAATAAGTATGAACGCGCTGTGGATGAGTTTTTTGTCGATCACCCCTGCACAGGCACCAAAGACGTTTTGGAGCGCGAAGGAGCGCGGGCCTTGACGGATGCCATCGAGGAGCACGACGTTATTGTCGCGACTCGCCTTGATCGGATATCCAGATCAGTGGATAACCTTTTGATAATTATTCCGATCCTGCAAGAGATTGGTGTCGATCTATACTTTTGTGAGCAGTTTGGCGATTATCCCGTCACCTACCGCCGACCCGAGAGGGTGAAGGGCCTTGAACATCATGTGGACTTTTCTGACCGCGTGCATCAGGTTTTTCTGATGGCGCTACAGGCAGTTGATGATCTTTCTCGCACGAGAGACCTAGACATCATCGAAGATGGGCGCGTGGAGTGGGCGGCGAAAGGATATTATTTAGGCGGTCAGTTGCCCTATGGCTATCAACTTGAGCCCGTCGATCACGACGGCAAGATCCGTAAAAAGATGATCCCTGATCCAGAACAGCAACATTGGATCGAGGTCATGCGAAAAATGCGAAAGCGCAAGATGAGTTATGACAAAATCGCTGAGCAAATGAACTCTCTGCAAACCGGACGGCAATGGTACGGCAAGATGGTAGAGAGGGTTTTGAAGCCAGCGCGCAGGCTACAGGCTGTTACTAAAGAATAGAAACGCTGTATGATAGCAACTGCTATGTAACTATACCGAATCTTTATGGCAGACTTAGCAGGCTGGGGCAGACAGGCTTGGGGATCTGGTGCTTGGGGAGAAGAGGCGCCAGTTGAGCTAACGGGCCTTGCAATCACCTCTGGTCTTGGCAGTGCCACCACTGTTGGTGATGCTGGTGACGTCTTACCCAGCCTGCGTATGATATCGAGCGTCGGCACCGCCACCGCATTCAGTATTTTCAATGCGGAGGTTACCGGACTCGGAATGACCTCGGGCCTTGGCACGGCCGTCGCCTCGATCCCAAAAAGCACTTCTGTAACTGGCTTTGGCATTGCATCTGGCCTCGGAAGCGTTTCCGTCGTCGCAAGGGCTGATATATCGGTTTCAGGAATCGGGATTGCGTCAAGCCTCGGCACCCCAGAAGTCCGTGAAAATTCTGAGTTCCAAAATGGCTGGGGCAGAGATACTTGGGGATCTGGTCCGTGGGGGCAAGAGGATCCCATAGAGGTGACAGGCTTCGCCATGACGGCTGGCGTTGGCACCGTTTCAGTGATTCAAATCAACAATGTCTCTCCGACCGGCGTAAGTGCTACTGTTTCTCTCGGAACTGCGATTGCTTCGATCAGCATAGATGCTCCGGTCACCGGACTGCCCATGACTGCTTCGGTCGGGTCGATGTTTTTGTACTTCCCGATAGACACTAGCCAAACACCCAATTACACTCCGATAGAGCGCTAAGAGGACTTTATCATGCCAACTTATGTCAATGACTTGAGGCTCACAGAACTGAATACTGGTGAGGGCTCGGGAACGTGGGGCACCACCACCAACACAAATCTGGAATTGATCGGCGAATCGCTGGGATATGGCACCGAGGCGTCATTTTCTAGCGATGCAAATGCAACGACCACAGTCGCTGACGGGTCCACAGATCCCGCCCGATCCATGTATTTCAAGGTTACATCAGGCGCTACCCTGACCGCGACTCGCGAGCTGACTATCGCGCCGAATACCGTTTCGCGCGTCATGTACATCGAAAACGCCACCACCGGCTCCCAATCTATCACGATCAAGCAAGGTTCAGGCGGCACAGTAACGATTGGCAACGGCAACGCCGCGATAGTTTATCTGGATGGCGCAGGATCTGGCGCGGCGGTCATCGATGCAAATACATCTCTCGCCGCGACCAAGATCGATGCGACTACTTTGGCAATTGGCGGAACTGCTGTTACGTCGACCGCCGCAGAACTCAACATTTTGGACGGCGTGACCTCTACCGCCTCCGAATTGAATCTTGTTGACGGATCAAGTGCTGGCACGATTGTAAATTCAAAGAGCGTCATTTACGGCTCTTCTGGAGAGGTCAACGCCACAACGCTACAAATTGCAGGCTCGTCGATAACCTCAACAGCGGCGGAGCTGAATATTCTTGATGGCGTCACATCTACTGCAACAGAGCTTAATTTAGTAGATGGCTCTACGGCAGATACCGTGGTCAACTCCAAAGCGGTGATTTATGGAGCCGCAGGTCAGGTCACCGCAAATGAGCTGGATGTGGACAATATCCAGATCGACGCCAATGCAATAAAGTCTACGGACACCAACGGCAACATCCAGTTGTTCCCAAATGGCACAGGTTTTACCGAGCTGTATGGCAACACAAACGCGGGGACTATACGGTTCAATTGTGAAAGCAATTCGCATGGCGTCACCGTCCAAGGCCCGGCGCACAGTGCGGCGGCGACCTATACGGTTAAGCTACCAGATACGCTGGGGCTGACTCAGGCGTCAGGAATTGTCACTTCGGATGCCAATGGCGTCGTCTCCTTCGATAACGGCACCATCGACGAGGTAACGAGTGTCACCTCTAGCTCAAACGCGGCGACGATCAACCTACGCGATGGCAACGTGTTTGAGCATGATCTCACAGAAAATGTCACATACACGTTCAGCAACCCTGCCGCGTCAGGCAGAGCTTCTGCCTTCGTGTTGAAGATTATTCAAGATTCTTCTGCCCGAACAATCACATGGCCCGGCAGTGTTGATTGGGCGGCGGCTACAGCGCCCACACTCACGACCACTAATAACGGCGTCGATGTCTTTGTATTCCTAACTATCGACGGTGGAACAACCTACTACGGCTTCACTGCCGGTCAGGCTATGGGCTAATGAGTAATGCGGCTAACAAGCTAATACAGGCGGCGTCGGGCAATGCTGGTGCAGACCCGGTTTACGTCGATGATTTGTTTTCGAGCTTTTTATATGAAGGCAATGGCGGCGTTCAAGGAATTCCAAACGGCTTAAACCTTGGTGATTTTGGTGCAGGGACAAGCACAAGGTTTAATGGCACAAGTGACTATCTAAGCAGATCAAGTGATTTGACGGGCAATGCTGACGGCAAGACTCTCACTTTTAGTTGCTGGGTCTTCATGCCCCCAATGGATAATCGGGACGACGGTCAAAACCAACGAGTTTTATATGCTACGGACTCATCGGATAACGGAGTTAATTTTAACGTAGATTCGTCAGGCTATCTCGGGTTAGAGGCGTGGAATGGGGGCGTCAGGACGCTACAAGGAACGACCACAACAAAAATTGGGACTAATGTTTGGACGCATATTCTTGTATCAATGAATATGTCTAATTCTTCGCAAAGGTATGTTTACTTTAACGATGTGGCGGCGTCAGTAACATGGTCTACCTATAACGACGCAAATATAGAATTTACAAGATCAACTCATTATATAGGTGTTTGGGGAAATGGCACGGCAAGATTCTTCTATGACGACATGGCTCATTTCTACCTAGACTACACCTATCGAGATTTAACAACAGAGTCTAACCGTAGAATTTTTATTGACGCCAATGGCGGCTCAACTTCCGCATCATCACTTGCCGCATTAAACCCGATCATGTACCTCCCGATGACAACGGCTTACGCTATCGGCAAAAACGAGGGTACAGGCGGTGACTTTACCGCAAGTGGCTCACCTCGCATCGTGGAAAACGGCACTGAGTACGCTTCGGGCGAAGGTAAGGGCGGCATGGTGTGGTTTGGAAGGCGGGATGATGGTGACAACCGCTTCATGTCAGACACGGTTCGAGGCGCGACCAAAACCCTGCGGAGCAACACTTCTGCCGTAGAGTCAACGGACACAAGCGCGGTGACATCGTTTACGGCAAATGGCCCTGTTGTTGGTAGCGACGGAAGCGTAAATGCGAATGACAAAAGTTTTTGTGCGTGGACATTCCGCAAGGCAGAAGGATTCTTCGATATTGTAACGTGGACAGGAAACGGTGTTTCGGGTCGTGAGATACCTCATAACCTTGGTAGCGTTCCGGGGATGATATTAGTTAAAAATTTAAGTCTTGCGGCAGATTGGCGGGTTTTCCATAGGAGTTTAGGGCCAACCAAGAATGTGCTTTTAAATGGTACTAATGCGCCTTTGACGCAGTCCGGTATGTGGAATGACACAGCACCAACTAGCACAGTTTTTACTGTAGGAAATGATGGTGGTGTCAACAGTAATACGTCTACCTATAACTATGTAGCCTATGTTTTTGCCCATAATGCTCAAGACTTTGGCGAAAATTCTGACCAAGCAGTCGTTTATTGCGACTCATTTGATACTTCTAGCTTTGGAACAAGTGGCCTCGAAGTTAACGTGGGGTTCGAAATTCAGTGGCTTTTGTATAAAAGAACTGACACCACTGGCGATTGGTACATCATGGACATAATGAGGGGCGCTTATCCGCCTTTCGAGGGCAATTATGGACAAGTAATAAAAGTAAATACCGCAGATGCAGAAGGCAATCAGTATTATCTAGGCTATCAACCTACACCCACAGGGTTCAGATTTTACTCAAGTAATAACCAGACCTACATTTACATGGCTATCGGTAGGCCACACAAGCCTGCGTCTGAGTTTGCCGCCACTGATTTGTTCACGCCTGCACTAGGCATAAATATGAACTCTGGGGGCGACAAGTCTTATGCAACCACTTATCCCGTGGATTTGATGTTCAATAAAAGATTTGCACATAACGAAGATTGGAGGGTCGTAGACAGGATCAGAGCGGGTTACCGTACTGGGCATTATTTAGAAACGAACACTGCTGACAACGAGGCCGCTGAGACTTATCTGGATCAATTTGATCACTCAGATGGGATCTATTCTACAGGCGGTAGAGATTTTACAGACAGGATAGGTTATTCGTTTCGCAGAGCGCCGGGTTTTTGCGACGTTGTTGGTTACGTGGGATATTTTACAAACCAAACTGTCGGCCATAGCTTAGGCGTGGTTCCAGAGCTAATTATTATCAAAACCAGAAATGGAAGTAGCGCCACCTACAATTGGGCGGTCTACTACGGGGACAACACTGACTATTTGGAATTAAATAAAACCACCGCTACAACGGACGATAATACTTTCTGGAACGATACCTCCCCAACAGCCTCTGTATTTACAGTTGGCACCAGTGGTTTTGTTAACGAATTTGAAAAATTCTTTATTGCTTACCTGTTTGCGAGTGTAGATGGCATATCAAAAATAGGAACCTACTCAGGCACAGGTTCTGACGTAACAGTTGACTGCGGGTTTAGCTCTGGAGCGAGGTTTGTGGTGATAAAACGCACAAACTCAACGGGAAGTTGGTACGTTTTAGATAGCGTCCGAGGTATTACTACTGGGAGCGATCCCGCGATAATATTTAATGAGCTTAACGCCCAAGATACTAGAGCGTATATCAAGCCACATAGCTCTGGCTTTATTGCTAGTGATCAGTACACCACTACCATTAGCGGAGCTGAATATATCTTTTTTGCAATCGCATAGGAGAATTAACTATGCCTGAATATCGAAATCGGACTAGCGGCGCAATCAAAACCGACGTTGAGTTAAAAGCTGAAAACAAAAATATGAGCCTTCCAAAAGTCTGGGGTGAAAGCACCTTTGACGCCTTGGACGTTGATCCTATACTAGCCTCTCCCCAGCCAGCACCTTCTGATGACTATAAAGTTGTTGTACGGAATGGCGTGGTGCAAGACTCTGATGGTAATTGGGTGCAGGCATGGATAGAGCTAGATCGGTTCACCGAGTACACGGATGACAACGGTGATGTTCAGACTGTGGAAGCACAAAAAGCGGCGCATGACGCGGCAAAAACTGCGTCTTTAGCGGCCTCTAAACGCGCCACACGGGACGAACTGTTAAAGGAGACCGATCACTATGGTTTGTCTGATGTCACCATGTCGGACGAGATGACAACGTATCGGCAGGCTTTGCGTGATGTGCCACAACAGTCAGATTTTCCCAGCACGATTACATGGCCCGAAAAGCCGTAAAATGTGGAAATCACATGAAAAGATTATTAATTATCACTGCGTGTTTTTTGTGGCCTGTCCTATCGCTAGGTGATGAAACGACGACCAATATAAATACAACGTCGTCATCTACCAATACGTCTACCAATACCAACAATAATGCAAATACGACGACCTACACGGGTACGTCTACAAACACGAACGTCAACACAAATGTGAATACGTCAGTTATTGATTCGACCTCAAGCACGATCAATAGCAACACCAACCTGAATCAAAATATCAACGATACCAATTACAACGGTTTTATTCGAAACTATAACAACACCAACGCCACCAATAACAACACGAATATCAATACAAACACTAATAACAACACCAACAACAATACCTCGGTTAGCACTGCTACGAACATTAATCAGAATACGAGCACTAGCAACAGCAACAGTGTTAGCTTGTCAACGTCTGACACAACGATCAATCAGACCAGCAACTCTACGTCCGAGGTAACCTCGAACAACAACAACGTCAACACCAACAACAGCAATTCGACCAGCAACTCTACCAGTGATTCAACACAGAGAATCACGCAGGACATAAACTCTCCGCCACCAAGCGCGATAGCGCCATCAATAGGCAGTAGTTACAGCCAAGACCTTTGCACCACGGGGATTTCAGGGGCTGTACAGACGCAGATATTGGGATTTTCAACTGGCAAATCTGTGCGCGACAAGAACTGCGAAAGAATCAAGCTCAGCAAAACCTTGTATGACATGGGGATGCGGGTCGCCGCTGTCAGCCTGATGTGCCAAGACTATCGAGTTTGGTCAAGCATGATGGATGCTGGAACCCCTTGCCCAATTGAGGGCCAGATTGGCGATGAGGCCAAGGCTCTGTGGGAAACTTATCCAGAGCGAGTGCCCACGCCAGAAAGGCGTATGTAACATGAAGCGTTTTGCAGGTGCCTTACTTCTTTTTTACGCTGGTGCTGGGTACGGTCAGACGCAAACGAGTGAAAATCTAGTCACGCTCACGCAGGCGTCGAATAATGTGGCATTCAATGCGGCGGCAGGCACTTACAGATACAGCTTTCAGACGGGCGAAGTGACTGCTGGCGGTCTTTTGCCGCAGTACGACCCGCTACAGATACTCACGCTCACTTGGTCGTTTGATGCCCTAATGAACTGCAATAATCAGATCGGTGGTAATTGTGCAGATCCGAATGGAACTCAGGATGAGCTACAAGCCTTTCTTGCTGTGACAAATCTAGCGGGCGATGAGGATGTTCGTGAGGTGTTAAACAGGCGAGACTTTTTTACAGAGTGGCAGACTTTTAGTGGCTCTGAGGTTTATGACTTTGGCAGTGCTTATGAGGCTGTTGCTTTGCAAATAGAGGGCATAGATCGTGGGTTTTGGGCTGGATACTACGGGCCAACAGTCCGAAACCCGTCTGTGATAGCCATCTATACTCCTGTGAACACTAACCCCGTTATTTTGCCTGATTGCTCAAACCCTCTTAATGACCCGTCCTGTGCGGGTTACGCAGAAGCAGTTGCCGCACTACAGGCGGCGGAAGAGCCAAAGCCTCCGACTTTTGCTGAACAGGCCACAAATGTTGTATTCGGTGATTCTCCTGACGATTTCCTGTACTTAGACCAGCCCGACAGGACGGGTAAACCACGGGCCTTGAAGCAGGCTGAGCCGCCGCAAGCTTACCAAAACACGCCGCAAGAAACTGAAATGTTTGGCGCGCCCCCTGAAGCTAGGTCTCGTGCAGACGATGCACCTCCGCAGAACCCTGAGATAATGTATTTAGAGGCTGTTGAAGGGCCAATTGAAACGATTGAGTCTTTGCCTAGTTTGGAAAAGAAAAAAAAGGTTGAGCCAAAGAAAGAAGAAAAGAAACTAAGACAGGCCGAACCAGATGAAATTATTGCAGAGGTCGCGAGGGTAACAAGGCTCCAAAGCCCAGAACCCATGCCTCTGCGGCAAGAGGCGCTGTTAGAACCTCCTGCCAGAGAAAAACAAGTGACGCCTATGGAGGTCGCGGCGGCAACACGCCCAGAACCCGTCGCGGAGTCTGTTCGCACCGCTGCAAGACCTGTCGTTGATGTAGTCGGAATAGCTTTATCGCTTGTGGCAGAGCAGTCAGCGCAATCAAGCAATCAAGCAAGCAGGTCGCAAAAATCAGAGCCAATGCAACAAGTGGCACAGGTTGTTAGTCAAACTGGTGCTGGGAACTACTGGCAGATGGCGACGGAACAAACCAAAATTGCTCAATCTTTGATACAACAGTCTCAACAACAACAGTCGAATAGTATGGCCTCCGTTGATGTAGCCCCACCAGCACAGGCGCAGTTTGAAGATGACTTCAATGATGCGCTGGCTACAGGGCAGAGTGTTGGTCAGTTTTTAAGCTCACAGCCCCCAGACTTTAGCCGCTTTGAAATCGACGAGCCAACCATTCAAGAGCAGAGAATGGTTCAAAAGGCCACTGTGGCTATTAAAACCATGAGCCAAGCGCAGGTGGAGCAAAGTATTGACAATCAATTGGACACGCTATCTGAGACAGGCGGCTTTACAGATCAAAGCGTCGCAGTGTTTTTAATATCTAATAACCTAGCGTTTGACGAGTATGACGTTGACCTTTCTGACCGCGACGAGTTTTACAAAAATACTCAGGTTTATCCAAATAACGCCCCACGGGTAGATCCCTTTGGTGTGCTTAGGATTGGTGGCTCAGACACATATAAAGATTTGGTGGACATTCAATGGCAGAAATAGAATTTGCGGGATTAAAGGTTTCGGGCGGTAAGTTACTGCTTGCAATACCGTTTCTAGGTAGCATTTTAGCCGCTATGTGGGGTGGCTTTGAACTGTATCAGCGCCTATTGACTGCCGAGCAGGCTGTAACTGAGTACGTCTCGCCTGATTTTAGTGCCTATGACGAGGCCCTAGCTGTGATCGACACGAAGATGGGTAATGTTGAGTCGTTGACTACTGCTCTCGAAAGAGAACTGGATCGGCTACAAGCTGATATAGACGTTGTTGAGTCGATCGCACGGAACACCGATGACACAGTTGCTGAGGCTACGAGAGAACTTAGGGACGACGTTTATGCGCTAGAAGAGAGGGTCAATGACTCCCTGAGAGACATTAATCAAGAGCTTCGGACCATGCGGGATGATCTTGAAAAACGCATCGAAAGAATTCTTGACAACCCGCTTAACGACGAAGAGTGAGTTGTAAGATTTTACATACTAGTTATGATATTGTGCAAATTTGGAAGACTCGACATTGAGGATTGAATCATGCTTAGAACCATTCTGCTCGCTTTAATTTTTTCTCCTGCCGTTTTGGCGCAAACGTATATTGACTATGAGGATGGTTCTACTTACACGCTGGAGCGGCGAGAAGAAGCCTATGTCACTCATGAAATAGTTTTTGTAAAGCGCGAGTATTCTTCTGGAGACGTGTATTTCAGAGTGCTAGCACCTAACACCAAACGAGATTACATCGAAACGCCATGGGACGGATTGCAACCCGGCTCGCATGAGTGGTGCAAGCAGTATGTCCCGTGGAGTGAGGGTTACACATTTGGTATGCAGACATTCCAAAGATCGTGCGACACGAATGGTGACGGTAAATATACTGATGAAGATGATGGCTGGTCGGAAGGTTAGTCATGGGAGAGGATATGAAGCAAGTTGTAGACACAGTTTCCGTCGCAACGGCCGTCGGCACGGTAGCGGCTATTCTGCCGCCTTTAGCCGCGCTTTTTACAATTATCTGGACGCTGATACGCATTTGGGAGACTGAGACCGTGCAAGATCTCTTCCAGAAAAAAAGAAAAAGGGACGCCAAAGGGCGGTTTTTACCGGAGGATGACGATTAATGTTGCAAGCATTGATAGGCCCTGTCACGGGGTTACTTGACAAGTTTATTCCTGATGCGGATGAGAAGGCTAAGCTCGCCCACAGCATCGCCACCATGTCAGAGCGCCATGCTCAGGAGATTGCGCTCCAGCAGATTGAGGTACTAAAGCTCGATGCGAAGGGGAACTGGTTTCAATCAAGTTGGCGCCCCCTAGCCGGTTACACCTGCGTACTGGGGCTGATGGTCAACTTTTTGATTTCTCCCCTCGCCGCAGGATTTGGAGTTGAGGTGCCGCAAGCAGACGCCGGGGTGATGATGCCGCTTCTCTTGGGAATGCTTGGGTTGGGAGGCGCAAGGTCATTTGAAAGAGTCAAAGGCGTAGGAAAGTGAGACCAGAAATACTTGATCAGTGGAGAATATTGCCTCGGCTGGTCATGTTTGTGATGATTTTTATGACGTACCGTGTCGTTGAGTGGTTTATGGATTTACCTGATCCCAATCCGGAGCAGGCGGCGTTAGTCTCAGTAATGACCGGCGCTCTAACCGGCGCCTTTGGGCTGTTCTTGGGTAGCGGCAAAAAGGAGTGAGGACATCGCAAGAGGGCATTGACCTCATAAAACATTTCGAGGGGTGTGAGACAAAAGCATATCAATGCAGTGCAAATGTGTGGACTGTCGGATATGGGCACACACGGGGCGTCAGAGAAGGCGATGAAATTACTAAAGATAAAGCAGAATATTTGTTACTCGAAGATCTCAAGCACTTCGAGGATTATGTAGATCGGCTAGTAGAGGTAAGCCTCAATCAAGATCAATTTGATGCCCTCGTTGCTTGGACTTTCAACTTGGGCCCTACCAATCTTGGTGAAAGCACGCTCCTGAAAAAGTTGAACGAGGGGCACCATGACGAAGTGCCCAGTGAAATGGCCCGCTGGAACAAATCAAACGGAAAGGTCTTACAGGGGCTCAAAAGACGCCGCAAGGCTGAAGGATTGCTCTGGCAGGGGCTCGACTGGAAGGATGTCTAATTTAGCCTTAAAAGATTTCGAAATTTTGTCTGAGCAAGAGCAACAAGAAGCGCTCGCCCTACTTGACAGATATAAAACAATTGAAAAACAAGAAGTTTGTCAAAAAGACTTCATACAATTTGTAAAGAGTCAGTGGCCCGATTTTGTAGAGGGCCGACATCATCGTATTATTGGTGAAAAATTCAATCGCATCGCTCAGGGCAAGCTAAAAAGATTAATTGTTTGCCTCCCGCCAAGACACACAAAGTCAGAATTTGCTTCTACCTTCTTTCCAGCATGGATGATGGGGCTCAGGGGCGACTTGAAAATAATTCAAACCACTCACACTGCGGAACTTGCCGTCAGATTTGGCCGTAGAGTGCGGAATATCATCGATTCCGATGAATACTCGACTGTTTTTCCCGAGCTGAAACTTCAAGCCGACAACAAATCGGCGGGCAGGTGGACCACCAGCAAGGGCGGAGAGTCATTTTATGCTGGTGTGGGCGGCGCAATCACAGGTCGAGGCGCAGACTTGCTGATAATTGACGATCCTGTATCAGAACAAGACGCCTTGAGCCCTACTGCCATGGATTCGGTATATGAGTGGTACACGTCTGGCCCGCGTCAGCGTCTTCAGCCGGGCGGTATTATTGTCATAGTAATGACTAGGTGGAGCACCAAAGATCTCGTAGGCCGGGTTTTGAAGAAGCAGGGCGACGATTACGCCGATCAGTGGGAGTTGGTGGAGTTTCCCGCCATCATGCCTGACTCAGACGCCCCTTTATGGCCAGAATTTTGGAAAAAAGAAGAGCTTTTGTCTGTCAAGGCATCTTTGCCGCTGTCCAAGTGGAATGCCCAATGGATGCAAGATCCAACCGCCGAGGAAGGTTCTATTGTAAAGCGTGATTGGTGGCGCCGCTGGCACGAGGATTATGTGCCCGAGTACAACTATGTCATACAAAGTTATGACACTGCATTCTCGAAGAAAGAAACCGCCGACTACTCTGCGATAACGACTTGGGCTGTTTTTAAACCGCAAGATGGCGAGCCAGATCAAATTATTTTGCTTGACGCAAAGCGAGTGCGTGCTGATTTTCCAGAACTCAAAAAGCTGGCGTGGGAGGAATACAAATATTGGGAGCCAGATTGCGTTTTGATTGAGGCGAAAGCCAGCGGCACGCCCTTGACGCAGGAGTTGCGTCGTATTGGCATCCCCGTTACCGCCTATACACCAAGCAGGGGGCAGGATAAGATTGCCAGAATGAACTCTGTGGCCCCAATTTTCGAGTCTGGAATGGTTTGGGCCCCAGATGAAGGTTTTGCCGAAGAGGTAATCGAGGAGATGGCCGCTTTTCCTTACGGCGATCACGATGACTTCTGTGATTCGGCAACAATGGCGCTGATGCGTTTCCGACAGGGCGGCTTTCTGTCGCTGGGTGATGACTATGACAGGGATATTTACCCAATGCGGCGAGATAGAAGGGTTTACTACTGATGGCAATTGAGAAAAGAGAGTTAGGTACAGATACCAACCCAGATGTGATGCCTATGGGCCGCGCCATGGAGGTGTTCCCAGAGCCAAGCCGCCAAGATCTAGTCAGAGAAGCGGCACAAATTTTGGTGACTGAAGATGGCATTCTTGTGGATAACGAAATTGACGCTCCGCCACAGAGCCCTCCAGCGATCCCGTTTGACGCCAACCTTGTTGACCTCGTTGACGAAAACGACTTGATGATTTTGGCCAAAGAAACGATTGCCAGCATCGAAAGTGATAAGGAAAGCCGCAGTGATTGGGAGAAGACTTATGTCGATGGTTTGAAATACCTCGGCATGAAATTTGACGAGATGCGAAGCTCACCGTTTCAAGGCTCGTCAGGTGTAATTCATCCAATTTTGGCGGAAGCGGTCACGCAGTTCCAAGCCCAAGCATACAAAGAGATGTTGCCCGCGAAAGGGCCCGTGAAAACCGAAGTAGTCGGTGCGCGGACCCCCGAAGCGGAAGCACAGGCAACTCGCGTCGAAGAGTTTATGAATTTCTACATCCTCAACGTGATGCAAGAATTCGACCCCGAGCTGGATATGCTTTTGTTTTACCTGCCTATAGCTGGCACAGCGTTCAAAAAGGTGTATTACGACACGGCAGTCAGCAGAGCCATGTCAAAATTCGTAGAGCCACAAGATTTGGTCGTGCCTTATGAGGCTTCTGACCTGACGACCGCTGAGCGTGTCACTCATGTTTTGAGAATGTCATCAAACGAAATCCGTAAGCAACAGCTCAACGGATTTTATGCAGATGTAGACATAAAAAGCGGAACTTACGTCCCAAATCGGGACGAAATCGAAGAAGAAATAGATGAGATCCAAGGCATGGGGCCAGACGGCATTGATCAGCGCGATCATGTCGTCTATGAGGTCCATACGGTGCTGGATTTAGTCGGCTTTGAGGATGTAGGACCAGACGGACAGCCTACGGGCCTGAAACTGCCATATATCGTGACGATTGACGAGAGAAGTCAAAAAGTCTTGTCAATACGCCGAAATTACCTTGAGTCTGATCCCCTCAAAACAAAGATTAATTATTTTGTGCAGTACAAATTCTTGCCGGGCCTTGGATTCTATGGTCTTGGCCTGAGTCACATGATTGGTGGACTCGCAAAGGCAAGCACGTCGATCCTCAGACAGCTAATTGACGCTGGCACCTTGGCCAACTTGCCTGCGGGCTTCAAAGCCCGTGGAATGCGTATTAGAGACGAAGATGAGCCTCTTCAACCCGGCGAGTTTAGAGATATTGACACGACCGGCGGCAGTTTGCGGGAGAATCTAATACCGTTGCCGATAAAAGAGCCCAGTAATGTCTTGATGAGTTTGCTTGGGTTGCTGGTTGAGTCTGGCAAGCGGTTTGCATCTATCGCCGACATGAACGTCGGTGACATGAATCAGGCAATGCCTGTTGGCACCACCGTAGCTCTGCTTGAGCGCGGCACAAAAGTCATGTCGGCAATACACAAACGGCTACATTACAGCCAGCGCATTGAGTTTCAGCTCTTGGCGCGTGTTTTCGCTGATTATTTACCGCCGTCTTACCCTTACATGACTGGATCAGGCCCCTCGGAGGTCAAGGTAGAGGATTTTGATAATAGGGTAGATGTTATTCCTGTTAGCGATCCAAATATTTTCAGTCAGAGCCAAAGAATTACGATGGCGCAAGAGCTTTTACAGCTTGTGCAATCTAATCCACAGGTGCATGGCCCGACTGGCGTTTACGAGGCTTATCGAAGAATGTATGCGGCGTTAGGCATTGATAACGTCGAAGGCTTGCTACAGCCACCCGCTCCGCCGCCCGTGCCACAGCCAGTGGATGCGGGGCTGGAAAACGCAGGTCTTTTGGCGGGACAGCCGCAACAGGCTTTTCCAAATCAAAACCATCGTGCCCACATTGACGCTCATAGGAGCTTGTTTTTGACCGAGATTGTCAAAACAACACCGCAAATCCAAGCGTTGATCATTGCTCACTGTATGCAACATTTACAATTTCTCGCGACAGAGATCGCGTCCAAACAGATCCCACCAGAGCTTGAACAACAAATGGCGCAACTTGAGCAAGCGGCTCTTACAGGTCAATTGCCGCCTGATCAAATTCAAGCAATGCAACAACAAATGACTGCGATTATCGAGCAGACTTCTTCGCCCATCTTGGCTCAACTGACGCAAGAGTTTCTTTTGAGCATTGGTCAAGCTAACGAAGAAGATCCCTTGGTCGCAATCAGGCAACAAGAGCTGGCGCTACGTCAGGCAGAGATGGAGCAAGATCAAGAACAATTCGAGTTGCGCGAAACAGCTCGCGCTAACGAAAAACTTTTGGAGGCTGAGCTTGCGAAGCAAAGAATTGATTCGACTAACGCCAGCAACTCGGAAAAAATGGACCTTGCAATACAAAGGCTTGCACAGCAGGCCGATCTCAAATTGACAGAACTGGCCGCTAAATACGGCCCTTTACAATAGGAGTTGGTTATGCCACTGAAGTCTGGAAAAAGCCAAAAAGTTATAAGCGAAAACATCCGCAAAGAAAAAAAAGCGGGTAAGTCTCAAGATCAGGCCGTAGCAATCGCCCTGAAAAGTGCAGAAAAGTACAAGCAAGGCGGTCTTGTGAAGCGTGTCAAGAAAAAAATTAGAGGCGGCGGTGCGGCTACCAAGGGCCTTGGATTTTATGAGATTGATTGATGGATGACCTTGATATTGCCCACCGCATCAAACGGACCATCGAAGAACGCCGCACTTTGATTCAAGAAACGCTTATGGGTGGCCGACTTTCGGACATGGAAATGTACAAGAGTATACAAGGTGAGCTTTCCGCGCTATCCTTGATCGAAGAGCAAATCTCAGACTACTTTAGGGAGAAGTAATGGGAGCTGAAGAAGCCTACGTTCAATCGGATCAAGTTGTTCTTGATCCAAATCTTTTAGAAAAAAGCGCTATCGAGCGAATGCCAGATCCAACAGGTTGGCGGATGCTTGTTTTGCCGTGGTCTGGGGTTGCAAAGTCGAAAGGCGGTATCGTCCTGACTAAGGCAACCATGGATCGAGAGGCGCTTGCCACTGTAGTTGCGTATGTGGTCAAAATGGGGCCGCTTTGCTATAACGACACGGAAAAGTACGGAGACACACCGTGGTGTAGTGAAAAGCAGTGGATTTTGATCGGTAGATACTCTGGTGCTCGCTTCAAATTAGAAGATGGCGCAGAGGTTCGCATCATTAACGATGACGAAGTAATCGGCACAATCCTTAACCCTGACGATATAGTGAGCATCCTATGATTGACAACGCGGAACAGCAACAGCCTGAAGAAGAAGTGCAGATCGAGATTTCTGACGAGCCAGAACAGCAGGAGGTAGCGAAAGATGAGCTGGACGATTATTCCAAGCGAGTCTCAAGAAGGGTTAACAAGTTAAACCAGAAGACTCGGGAGGCAGAACAGCGAGCAGAAGCCGCGCTGAAACTTGCTGAGCAAAAGGAGCAGGAGCTTCAACAATTCCGTAATTTTGCTGTCCAACAGCAACAAACCACACTTCTGGCGGAAGAGGAAAAGGTAAAAGCGCAGGAAGCGCAAGTGGACGAAATTTATCGTCAGGCGGTGACAAGTGGCGACGCCGATCTGATGTCGCAAGCTACTACGTTAAAAAACGAAATAGCAATTAAGAAAGAAAAAATAAATACTGCCAAGAGTCGACAGGCCCAGCAAAATCCGCAATATGCTCAGCCTGAGCAAATGCAACAGCCCGAGCAGTTGTTACAGCCACAGCAGTATCAACAGCCTGTACAACAAGCTCCACAAGAGGAAGTCAAGCCCACGGAGCAGGCCATGAGCTGGCATGAGAAAAATAAGTGGTATGGAGACACTGAAAGCGAGGAAAATAAAGAGGCGACTCAGTTTGCTTATTTTACTCACTTCAACTTGCTGAATGAGGGCTATGAGCCTGATAGCGAAGACTATTATCAGGCACTAGATTCCCGAATCGGAAAAGCGTATCCTGATTTAAACAGGGGCGAAGATGCTCCTGATGCCGCAGAAAGTGAATCGCGACCCGCCGTGCAAAGAGTCGCTTCAGCCACGCCAAGTGGTCGGCAACAATCACGAGGAAAGCAAAGCGGTGTTCGTTTCTCGAATAGCGAACTCGAAAGGATTCGCGGACTCAAGCCGCACAATATGTCTGAAGACCAATGGTTGAAGACTGTGGCTCGTGAGAAGCAAAAAATCCAGCAGAGAGGAGCTAGGTAAATGACAGAAGCAAAAAACACTCGCAAAAGTCGTGAAAGCGGAGCGCACGTTAATCAGGCTCGGCGACAACCATGGCGTCCAGTGCGGAAGTTAGAAACTCCCCCTGCACCACCCGGCTACGTTTACAGGTGGATCAGAGAGAGCATGATGGGAAGCGAAGACCGAGCTAATGTCTCGCGTCGGATCCGTGAAGGTTGGGAATTGGTGCGTGGCACGGATCTCCCTCCTGAGTGGCAGTTGCCCACCTTGGACAACGGAAGGCATGAAGGCGTCGTGTATAACGAAGGGCTTTTGCTGGCTAAGATTCCAGAGGAGACTGTTCAAGAGCGTAATGAACATTATGCTCAGAAGACAGAAACAGCGAAGGAGGCATTGGATAACAATATGTTCAATGAAACCGCCGCTGACTCCCGTTATGTTAAATATGATCCTAGTCGCTCAAGCCGTGTTTCTTTTGGCAAGCAATAGGAGAGCTAAAGCATGGCAAATAAAGATGCCGCTTTTGGACTAAAACCTGCCCGCATGATGGGTGGCGCTCCGTATAGTGGAGGCCAATCGCGTTATAGGATCGCCAACAACCAGTCAGGTGCGATTTTCCAAGGTGACTTGGTTAAGCAATTGACTGGCGGTACTGTATCTCGCGCGGCCGCCTCCTCTACTGTTCCTGTCGTTGGTGTCTTCAACGGCGTTCAGTATACGGACCCAACCTCGAAAGAGCAGATTTTCGCAAATCATTACCCCGGTGCTGTAGCCGCAGATGACATCATCGCGTTCATCATTGATGACCCCAATGTTGTTTTTGAGGTGCAGGCAGACGATACCTTCCCAGTGGCCGATCTTTTCGGCAACTTCGATATCGTTGACCAATCTACCACGGGTGATACCTCATCTGGCCGTTCAAACATGGAGCTTGACGTAACCACTGGTGCTACTACCACGACGTTGCCTCTCAAGGCCATTGACATCAGCCAAGATCCCGACAACGACGACGTAGCGAGCGCTAACACCAATGTTATGGTTGTAATTCAGAACCATATCGCAGGTGTTAAAGGCGCTGGCTTAGCATAAGGAGGCTGACGGATGGCTATTTCACGAGCACAACTCGCCAAAGAGCTTGAGCCCGGCCTCAATGCACTGTTTGGTATGAGCTACGACTCTTACGATAGGGAGTACGAGGAAATCTTCGCCATTGAAGATTCTGAGCGCGCCTTTGAAGAAGAGGTTTTGATCACGGGCTTTGGCAGTGCGCCGGTTAAGTCTGAAGGCGCTGGTGTCTCTTTCGACACCGCCTCAGAAGGCTTTACGGCCCGCTATACGCACGAAACGCTGGCTTTGGCCTTCAGTCTCACCGCTGAAGCAGTCGAGGACAATCTGTACGACTCACTTGGTCGACGTTATGTGAAAGCGCTTGCGCGATCCATGGCAAACACCAAGGAGGTCAAGGGTGCGGATGTTCTCAATAACGCATTCAGCTCCAGCTTCGCTGGTGGTGACGGGCAACCTTTGATCTCTACTGCACACCCACTTGCGGGTGGTGGCACGCTGGCTAATCGCGCGACCACGATGGCAGACCTTAACGAAACTTCGCTGGAAGACGCGCTGATTGACATCAGCACTTTCACCGATGATCGTGGTTTGACCATCTCGGTTCAAGCGACCAAGTTGGTTGTACCGCCGCAGTTGGTATTCGTTGCTGACAGAATCTTGAACTCAACTCTGCGTTCTGGAACTGCTGACAATGACATCAATGCGATTCGCAACACTGGTGTCCTTCCGCAAGGCTACACGGTCAATCACTACCTGAATGACCCTGATGCCTACTTCCTGCTGACCTCGGTCACTGACGCAGGCGAAGGACTCAAGATGTTCCAGCGAACCGCGATGGAGACCAGCATGGAGCCTGACTTCTCCACGGACAACATTCGGTACAAAGCCCGCGAGCGTTACAGCTTCGGCTTCTCCGATTGGCGTGGAATCTATGGTTCTCAAGGGGCATAAGTCACCCCTTGTTCACTCCTCGGGGCCTGCGGGCCCCTTTTTTTTATTTTGTTTCGGAGTACACTGTCGTAGTCTAATGGTCATTGCATAGGGCAACGGCTGGTTCACAAGGAGAACTGTTATGACAACTCACTTTACTTCTGGCGTTACAAACGTAGGCGCTGGTAGCACGTTGGGCCGCGCAAAGATGCCAGCCCCTGCCAAGTACCACGTCTATCACAACGATTTTGACACCTACCTCGCGAGTGATTGGACAATCACTACCACCGAGGGCGGCTCTGGCAACGCTTCAGAAGCTCTAGGCGATGGTGACGGAGGTCTGTTGGTCATCACGAATGATGACGCCGACAACGACAACGATTTTCTTCAGCTTGTCAAAGAAGGCTTTAAGTACGAGGCTGGAAAGCAGTTGGCTTTCAACGCGCGATTCAAGACTTCTGACGCTGACGCCTCTGATGTTGTGATGGGTTTACAAATCACCGACACCAGCCCGTTGGATGTTTCTGATGGCATTTTCTTTTTGCTTACGGATGGCTCGACCACTCTTACGTTTATCGTGGAAAAGGACGGCACTCAAAGCACGCTGGATCTGCCCACAGCCATGGCTGATGACACCTTTATGACGGTTGGTTTCATGTATGATCCGAAAGATCAAAAGTTTCACGTCTATCAGAACAATACCGAAGTTGGCACCGTAGTTTCTACAAACGCCCCTGATGACGAGGATTTGACCGTTAGCTTTGGCATCCAGAACGGCGCGGCGGCGGCAAAAGTCCTGACCGTAGATTATGTTACGGCCATGAAAGAGCGCACAGCCAGCACCGAACTCTAAATTGGAGGTTCCACATGGCTGATGCAGTCACTTCGCAAACTATTCAAGATGGTGAACGCAAAGCCGTCTTGAAATTCACCAATGCCAGCGATGGCACAGGTGAGTCGGCAGTCAAAAAAGTCGACGTTTCTGCTTTAACGTCAAACACTCGTGGAGAGGCGTGCTCTGCTGTCACGATCAATAAGATCTGGTGGCAGTGTACTGGTATGTCTGTAAAGATTGAGTTCGATGCCTCATCCAATGTTTTGGCAATCGGGTTGTCAGAAAACTCGAATGGTCATCACGACTATTCTAATTTCTCTGGCATCCCTAATAATGCAGGCTCTGGAAAGACTGGAGACTTAGACTTTACAACTGTCGGTCATTCTTCTGGTGACAGCTATATGATTATTCTGGAGCTAATCAAGAGTTACGGTTGATTTATGGCTACGACCAAAGACGTAAAGCGACTCCCCTCTGGGCGATTAAGCTACAGGGGGGAGACTTTTGCTGGCTACAACAAGCCAAAGCGCACGCCCGGTAAAGCCAAAAAAAGCGCAGTTCTCGCCAAAAAAGGAAACGAGGTCAAGCTCGTGCGTTATGGCGATAGCAAAATGACCATCAAGAAAAGCCAGCCCGCAAGACGTAAGTCTTTCCGCGCACGGCATAAATGCGATACCGCAAAAGACAAGTTTTCGGCCAGATACTGGTCGTGTAAGGCTTGGTAGGAAAATGAAATGAGCATAAAAGATGAGATTCTTACCCGCATCAAACCTATCGTTTCGAGCTATACCACTCCTCGCGGTGCGGCGGCAGGCATAATTTCGCTTATCAATCCTGCCGCTGGAGCGTTAGTTCGATACGGACCAGAAATTGCTTCAATGATTTCAGGCGCTGGTGGAGCGGCGGGCACGGGCGACGGCCAAATGACAAACCGCACGCCCTTCGGCGGCATGAGCGGAATGATGCCTCTTAGCGGCGGAGCTGGAACCGCCAGAGGCGGTTTTGGAGTGCGGTCTGACCTGCCCTTGAGTGATTTGAGCCAATATTTTCGGCGAGGCAGTGAATTGCAAGATGTGCCGATGATGAGACAAGGCGGACAAGTAATTCCTCAAGGAGGCTCCAATATGAACCAAGGCGTGATTGCTCAGCTCATGGGGACGATCCCTCAAGATCAAAATATGGGATTACCTGATCGTGAGCCCGTTTCAATTGCAAACCTCATCTCCTCTATTCAAGGGCCCCGCAGGCTCCCAACCCGTCTCGGAATCACTGAACTGGGCGCAAACTTGAGAGCGCTTGACGGCATACAGGGGTCGGGAGATAGCGGATCTGCACCCACTGGCTTATTCAAAAATTTGTTAAACACTACACAAGGGGTTACGGGCGGTTCTTCGCCGATGTCGAGCTTGTTTGATACGGGTTTATCCGCTGGAATGACCACGCCAAATCCCTTTTTTGGCGGCTCTAAGCTTGGCCTTAACCTTGATCAGAGCCAAATTGACAGGATTAGGGACATGATTCGCCAGCGGCAACAAGAGATGGCACAGCCTGCGCCGCAACAGCCGCAGATGGACCCAGCCGCGATACAGGCAAGACTTGATGCGTTTTTAGCAAACAACCCAGACAGGGCCTCGATCTCTCTGCCTTTTGGTGGAAGCATCGATATTGGCAATCTCAGAGATAGGATGGCGCGATTATCAGCACTCATGGGCCGAGGAATGACAGCCCAAGAAGCAATGGGTAATCAACGCGCGGCTATCGCACAAGGTCACGATCTCAATAATGATGGGATTGTGACGGACGCAGAATATAGGCAGTCTACGATGCCTATGCAAGATCGTGAGGTTGATGTTCGTGCGCCTAGTAAAATTGTGATGGACAACACGAGAATGAACGCGCCGATGATGGGCGCCATGGGCTAAGGAGTAATTTCATGCCGAGAGCTAAATCTAAGGCCAAGCCAAAGAAAAAGGCAAAATCTCGGGTTAATGAGGCGGGCAACTACACTAAGCCTACCCTCCGAAAAAGGATTTTCAACCGCATAAAAGCTGGCGGCAAGGGCGGAAGGCCCGGCCAATGGTCGGCTCGGAAGGCCCAAATGCTGGCGTCTGAATACAAAAAAGCTGGGGGAGGATACAAGGACTAATGGCTCTGAAGAAGTCACAAAAGTCCTTGAAGAAGTGGACAAAGCAAAAGTGGCGAACCAAGTCTGGCAAGCCAAGCACGCAAGGGTCTAAGGCCACGGGCGAGAGATATTTGCCAGAGAAGGCCATCAAGGCAATGTCCGACAAGGAATATGCGGCCACTACAAGGAAAAAGCGCGCGGACACCAAAAAAGGCAAACAGTTTTCAAAGCAACCTAAGAAGGTTGCTAAAAAGACAGCGAGGCATCGCAAATGAAGATTGACGAAAAGAAGGCTGACTTGGATAAAGACGGAAAGCTGTCTGGCTATGAGCGAAAGCGTGGCGAGGCGATTGCCCGCAATTTGAACAAAGGCGGTTACGTCGAGGTTCAAGGACGTGGCTGTGGCGCGATGATGGAAGGCAAGCGCAAAAAAACCCGTATCCCAAAATCGTGAGGTTGTTATGAAGATGAAAGCAAAGGGTATGAAGAAAGGCGGCATGATGAAGACCAAAGGCATGAAAAAGGGCGGAATGATGAAGTCCAAAGGTTATGCCAAAGGTGGTGCCATGAAGACAAAGGGCATGGCAAAAGGCGGCGCCATGAAAACGAAGGGCGGTGCTACTGGCGGCAAAATGCGAATGCGGCCACCGTCAAACAAGAAGAGTGGTCTTTACGGGAGATAGATGGCTTATTTGCAAAGTAATATCCCGCACTTTAAGTGCTGGGTACGCAGGGAGTACACGCACAACCATCAGCAATACCACGGCGAATTTATTCATGCTATGGCTATTGCCGTCACAACAATGCCAACTCGATGTCTCAGTTTCCAATTAATTTTTACTGGAGCTGAGACTTACGACGATGACGACGAGCCAAATGTTCATGGCGGTGCCATGTGGGCTCGTATGCCTATTACTGCGTTAGTTGGTGATACTCCTCTGGATGAGTGGCCTGAGCCAATGCCCGTCTGGGCGGCTCAGCCATGGGATTGTAGCTCTCATCACCACGCTGTCTACGTGCTCGACAGAGCTACACCGTGTCCTTGGCTTGCGATGATTGACGGCGAGATGTATCCCGCCAAGTATTATTTCACTGTTGATTATGCGGAGAACGAGATCGCCGACGATCCCGCTCAGCATAAGCAAAGCCACGTCCTTGAGTTGCTCGACGCAGGACCATGGACAGGTAACATAGTGGCGTTGCCAAACAACCGAGTGCGAGTAACACATCCAGCTTGGTTCGAGACAGGAGAGGGCGCTCCTGACTTCAGACCCTCTCAGCATATCCATTACTCAAAATCTGATTTAGACTACACCCTAGATGTGAATCAAGTGTTTAATAATCTCTACGCGGGTGCTGAAGATGGCGACGAGCGGCAGTAAAGATTTTGAGTTAGATGTAGCGGATTATGTAGAGGAAGCCTTTGAGCGATGTGGGCTTGAGCTTCGCACTGGTTATGACCTCAAGACGGCACAGCGATCTCTCAACCTCATGCTTGCAGAGTGGGCCAATCGCGGATTAAACCAGTGGACTATCAATCAGAAAACAATAAGTGCAGTAAAAGATACTATTGTATACACGATTGATTCGACAAATCCCACGTCGGTCATCGATGTCTTGGACGTATTTGTGCGCGAGACAGTCTCCGGTACGGTCACAGACTTGCCGCTGACAAAACTTTCTCGGGCAGAGTATGCTCACATTGCAACTAAGACCAGCACCGGCAAGCCAAATCAATATTTTATCGACAAGCAGATAAGTCCTACGATTACGGTCTATCCTGCGCCTGACAAAAACTCTACTTACACCTTGCACCTGAACGTGTTGAGCCGCATGGATGATGCTGATGTAGGCACTGATACGATAGAAATACCGTTTCGTTTTTTCCCCTGTCTTGCGGCCGGTCTTGCATATTACATAGCGATGAAGCGCGTGCCAGACAGGGTGCCCTTGCTCAAACAGCTTTATGAGGAGGAGTTCGAGCGGGCCCTGTCACAGGATCAGTCTCGTGCGTCATTCAGGGTTGCTCCCGACTTGACCATTTACAGGATTGCTTAATGTCCTTCAGTGGCGGCAAAAATGCGTATGGAATCTGTGATATCACTGGATTTCGGTACAAGCTGAGAGACATGAAAAAGACGTGGAACGGCCTATTGGTGGGTCCAGATCAATGGTCACCAAA